TAGTCAGCTGGTCGATAGCGCTAGTGGTATCCATCCTCGCTATAGTTCTCAGTACATTCGACGAGTACGTGCAGATGCTCGTGATCCTCTTTGCTCCGTCTTAGAAGAAGCTGGTGTCCCTGTGGAGGACGATCTCATGTCCCCTAGTACAAGGGTATTCAGCTTCCCTATCGCGTCTCCTGAGGACGCTGTGACAGCCTCAGACATGGGTGCTATGGAGCAGCTAGAGTTGTGGGAGATATATCAGGACTACTGGTGTGAGCACAAGCCATCAATGACCTGTTACTACCGTGATGAGGAGTTTCTTGAGGTAGGACAATGGTTGTACAACAAGTTTGACAAGGTGTCAGGGATCAGCTTCCTGCCTTACTCAGACCATACTTATCAACAGGCACCGTATGAGCCTGTGGACAAGAAGACGTACAACCAGCTTGCTAAGGACTTCCCGAAGGAAATATCGTGGGATATAGAAGAGGCCAGCGATATGACCGAAGGATCACAGCAACTGGCCTGCACAGGGAACAACTGTGAGCTATGACATAAAGATCATAGTGTAACCTTCAGACTTACCTACGTCCTCTGGCTTCTCTTTAGGATCATGGGACGTAGGTATTCCTTCCTTCTGCATCTTCTTGATGCGAGCTTTAGACTTCTCACACATACTGTGGTAGTCTATAGATGTGTACTCTACTGTGTGCTTATCGTTGTTCATTAGGTATCCTTAATTTACTAGAGGAGATTCTTCAAGAACTTCGTCTGTCCACATGATTTGTCTCGCTACAGGAACAAACATTGCTGCTCTTTTCATTTGCTCAGGAGTAACTTCTCCTTCTTGAAGTGCTTTTATACCTACTTCTATAAGAGATCCTCCAGCAGCAATAGCAGGAGGTGCTAAAGTTTCTGAAGGCGAGAAGCCATACGTAATCAAATCAGGATCTACTAAACCGCCTGTAGCAAAAGAACTTGCCTGTCTCATAACCTCCGATCCAAACTCATTGGGAGATTCTTTACCTCTAAAGATTTCTTTTCTTCCGGGATCAACTATAGCGTTCAGAGCTAATATAAAGGATGAGTACCTTCCTGTATTAATTAATGCTTTACGCATTAAAGAACGTCCTTTGTCTGTATTTAATCCTGCACGTTCTGCTTCATATACAGGCTTTAAGACATCTTCATTAAACCGAGAGGCCATTTTAGTCATATACATACGCATAGACCAAAGAAGTCTTCCGTTCCTCATGTTTAAATAAGAAGGAGGCATTGATGTTCTTGATACAGGCTGAAACCTACCTACTTTAAAAAACACAGCTTCTCTAACAGCTTTGTCTTTTACGTTACCTGAGTTAATACCTTTGAAAAGACGATCTATCTGTTGCTCAGTTAAGCCTTCAGTAAACTCAGATTTAGCTAAAGCGTCCCTTCCTTGTTTAGCTAAGTTTTTTAACTCATTAACTTGAGCGTTCATAAAAGTTTCAACGCCTAAGCGGTTAGCGCTTTTAACAAGAGAAACTGACATGAGAACATCAGCTAATTTAGACATTTGCTTAGGAAGCCACGCTTTGTTTTCATTAACCATTTCAGTTAAGTGCTGACGAGTAAAACCTAAGTCAGCCATTCTTAAAATTCCTTCGTATCCTTTACTGCTGACAACCATATCACCGTCAGTAAGCAACACAGATTTAAGAGCTTTAGGAAGAGCTTTAACGGCAGACTTAAAACTGCTTGCATACGCTGCTTGTCCTAAGTCTCCTGCCTGAAGAACAGCATTTTCTGGCGTACCTAAAAGTGCTGAGTGAGAAGCCATCCTAAGAAAGTTAGCTAACTGTCCCATGCTTTCCCTACCATCTAAAGCAAACAGTCGTAAATTATCCATTAAACGGGAAGCGCCTTCTTCTCCTAGCTCTTTAGTTTTACTTTTACCTATTGCTTTAATTACTTCATCAGTATAAGAATTAATAGATTTTAAGTTTTTGTTTTCAACTTTAACATTAAACTTACGAGCCAAAGCAAGAGCGTCTATAGAGTCCTCATAGAAAGACATAAAACTTGCTACAGGATCTTGGAATGTTTCTAAGGCTTGTTGTTCAGTAATAAATCCTGTTGTTCTTTGCATTGCAGAGCTTGATGCCCTTGCTTTTCCTCCGGATCTAAAAAACCCCTTGTATATGCTTTCGGCTTGCTTGTATAACGGAAAGTAGCCTTCTTCAAATTCTTCTGCAGCTTTAGGAAATACCCTGCGCATATCTCTTTGAACAAGCTCTATTGTTGAGCGCATCTTTGCAAAAGTTTTAGCTGCTTCAGGATTTATTTTTTCTAATTCTCGTGCAGCTACATCTAGTCTTTTTTGTCTACCTTGTGGAGAAAAGACAGCAGAGTAACCTTCGTCTGTTTGCTTTACTGCACCTGCGTCTCCTATTAACTTACGTACTTTCCCACTAGACTTTAAAACTTTTGTTAAATTATCTAGCTTCTTAATCGGTAAATTTTCTTCGTTATGTATCGCTTGCTTCCATTGAGTAGCCTGAGCATCAGCATCTACCATTTGCCTCGCACTTTGAACACCTACTTCTTCTTTTGTGTTAGCATAAAGATCATCCCTAATGTGCCTAATGCCTGCATTTAACCTGCTTTTGTCAGCAAGACCAACCTCTGTTACATTCCCAGAGGCAGTTCTAGCCGCTTTTTCTTTAGCAGCAAGAGCATCAACACTGTTTTGACCACGCATAAAAACGCCAGCAATAGCGCCTGCTCCAGCACCTATACCAACATTAGTCCAGTCAATGCCTTCAACTCGCTCAGAAAAGTCTCCTTCTGCTTCAGCAAACTCACGAACAACCATTTCCCCGCCAGCAAGACCAGACTGTACTCCTATATTTCCTAGACGAGTAGCCATGTTTCCAACTGCAGTTCCTATCTTTGCCGCTGGAACAAGAGAAGAACCTATCTCTAAAGCACCTGCAAAAATAGGCGCTTCTTTTTCAAAACGTTCTTCAATTCCTTGGCTTCTAGATAAGTATCTTTGGTATCTTTCTTCTGCTGTTCCTGTAGGGACAACTTCAGGAGCTACTGTCTTTACCATTTCATCTAGGCCTACGCGCAAAGCAGCAGAAAGCTCATCACCAAAACCAAAGGCAACGCCATCCAAAAGTTTTAGACCTATTCCTTCTATAGTTTCTGAAGTGGTTAAGTCTTCTTCTTTATCAACGGTGGAAACACCTACTGTGTTTGGATCAAACTTAGTTTTACTAGTAGGTGTAAAAATAGTTGCTGTACTAGGGTCAAATGACATATTAAGACTCGCCTTGTTCTACTTCTTCCCACTGACCATTTCCTTTGTAAACAGCTTTATTTCCATTAGCGTCTGTGTACGTTTGGCCTACAACATATTGGTCAAATAACTCAGGATAGTTCTGTTCTACCATATCTCTTCTGTCTTGCACAGCCATTTCTCTGGCTTTGTTAGCTATTTGTTCTTCACTATATATAGATTTACCAAATACATTGCTACCTTCCTTTTCTGCTCCTGACTCTTCTAAAGCATCTTTAGCAGATCCGTTTTCAATAAACCTTTCAACTTCTGCATTAGAAACGTTTAAAGTGGTTTTAATCAACGCATTTTTTATTTCATCCTTTTTCGCCTGAGAACGACGATCATTTGTTAAGTCTTCTACTACCGTAGTAGTAATACGGTTATTAAATACTTCAAGAGAATTTACAATTCTTTTTGCACTAGTAACAGAAGTAAGCGTATTGCCTGCAGTAAAATCAGGGTTTGAGTCTTTAAAAGCTTTAAACTCTGCTTCTAGTGCTGCTTTTGCTGGACCTTCTTCTAAATTATCTAGTCTATCTTGAATACTTTTAAATAACTGAGGAGCATAAGATTTGTAATCGCCAGTATCTTTTGCTTGATCTAATAACAGTTGTGATCTTTCAGCATCATTTATGGCTCTATCAATTTCCATAAGCTCAGTAGAAAATTGCTTTCCTTCTGGTGTTTGTTTATATGCGTTCCTAGCAGAAGGAGACATAGCAATATACTTATCAGAAATTGCTTGAGCTTGTTGTGATTCTACAACTGAATCATATTGAATCCTATCAGCTATAAGATCCATGTACTGACCAACATAAGGAGAAATATCAATGTTGTTTTCAGCAGCAATCTCAATCATTTTATCATTTTTAATTTTTAACTCTGCTTCTGACATTGTAGCAGGATCCATAGTAGAAGCTATAGCATTAATTTGATTTACTGCGGCTCGACGACCAGCCTCAGTTTCCATTTCCATGCCTCTAATAGCTAAATTAAAGTCTCCTGTACGCATGGCTTGTTGTTGAACAATCTGTGCTCTTTGCGTCGGATCACCTTCCATGAACTGCTCAAGCATCCGGCGTTGTTGCATCCTCTGCGGAATATTGCCAATGTCTTGAGCAACCTGTTGAACACCCATGCCAAACAAACCGGGTTGTGTCATCTGGTTTAAGAACTGTTGTGAAAATTTAGGCATGACTTAGTTCCTTATGTAATAGACTTGATAGCGTTGCTGAGTAAACCAGTACCAGCCGCTCCCATCAAGTCTGCCGCTTTCTGTTCAGCGATCAACTGAGCATCCAATGCGCTCATCATAGTCTCGCCGTAAGTTCCTGTACCAAACAACTGCGCCTGCTGTTGCATCTGCGGGAACAACTGAGCAGCCTGTTGTACGTTCAACAGCTGAGCCTGCGGCATATAAGCACCACCAAGAGCAGACATACCAAGCTGCTGTTGCTGCATCTGCTCTGATTGAGCCTGCTGCATTGCCATCAGCATCGCTATGTTACGTGCTTCAGATTGTGCTTGCTCCATAGCAAACGCTTCAGGAGTACCACCAAACATACCAGTGCGTACACCAAGTCGTCCCTGTTGTGCCAGTCGCTCCTCTAAAGCCAGACGTTGACGTTGCTCTTCAGGCAACTGAGTAGCACGAATGCGCTCGTACACAGCAGCCTCACGGTCAGCTGTAGGCATCCCGGCTTGTCCTAAGAACTGTCCTGCTTGACCAAATAGCGCACCTTGTAGTGCCTGCTCTTCAGGAGACAAACCCATGCCAACCTGAGTTCCAGTAACTACCTCTCGTGGCATTCCCGTGTTTGGATCTATTACTGTAGATATTTCAGGAGTAACACCAAACTGTCCGCCTGTGGCTGATGTCACAGTAAACGGACGGAACTGAGTCATCGGCAGTAGCTCTCTAGCTAAACCTTCAGCTTCTCTTCGAGCCTCTTCACCAATGCCAGTTAGACGATCATAAGCTGCCTTTGTCAATAATCCACCAGCTGCTCCTGTTCCCAGAGCAACTCCTGTTGGACTTTTAGCAAAGTTATAAATATCTGTACCGACATCTATAATATCTTGTAGTGAAATTCCCATTAGTAAGTACCTCCGTCAATCGTCCCTGTAGACAGAGTTCCCGTAAAGGTCAACGCAGGGATCGTCACAGTGCCTGTAAAAGTAGGAGAAGCTATGTTAGCTTTAGTGGCACTGGCCGCCTCAATAGCATCAAACTCAGTGTCAAACTCACTACCACGAATGATCTTACCGCTATCTCCAGAAGGTAAACTGTCCTTAGCGGTAAAGTTAGTTGTCTTTGTATAATTGCTCATACTGTTTTACCTATTAGTGCTAATACGTTGATTTCTTGGAGAGATAAAGCAGCACCGTTGATGTCTGCCTCTAGACCTATTGTGATAATGCTTCCGCTACCTGTAGTGTTTACTACGTTTCTAGTCGTAAGTTCTCCGCCTGTGTACTCAGCAATACCAAACTCACCTACTCCGTAGTACGACGGTGTTTGATTGCCTATTGTAAACGTGTAACTGTTAAAGCTAGTGTCAAAATCATACGCCCATTTCATGTACACAGTGGCGTCGTTAGCGCCAACAATAGTAGGACGTAGCTTCTTGAGTAGCTTGATCTTCGATGGATCACCAAAGGTCAAGCCGGGACTGTAGTACTTAAAGCGGTACACATCACTGTTGTCTGTGTAGCCTGTGTAAGTGCCTACGCCATCAGACGTGCCTATATACAGAGTGCCGTCTGTCTTTCTCTCGAAGGACTTGTGCGGAATAGATGTCCACCTAGTGACTCTCAGTCCGCCGTTCTCCAGTCGTCCCTTTAGATCAAAGCAGAAAACAATAGATTGATCTGGGAACGAAATTAGGTAAAAAGAGTTTTCAGGGCTGTACACAGATGCCGTAGGTAACGTGCGCTCTTGAATCAGCCCAATAAACTCAGTCTTTACGTTCTTGCTCAGGTCAGACAGAGGCATGGACTTCTCTTGGATTGTACGTCCAAAGCTCCTCAAGCCTGAGTTAGACACAAACAACACATCTGTACCTGTGTGCTGTATAGAGTTTCTACAGATGCAACCAACGCCAGCCACGGTATCAAGAAGAGCCATACTAGCTGGACTAGATGCTCCTCCGTATACCAAGATGCTGTGCTTACCAAAGATAATCAGTGCATCGTTGTGAGCAGCTATTGCTCGTACTTCGTCGTATCCATCAGGCCAAGCCTTAGATACATCTATAGAACCACTGGAACCACCAGAGAAATCATTACCAATCAACAAATCAGACCAGTAGATCGTCTGGGTGTCTGTAGCGTTGTCTACGATCCACAGGCGACCATAAGCGGCCAGAGCCTCGTGACACTTTAGTGTGGCGTCAGTAGGCGTACTGTTGGCTACAGTAAATGTACGCAAGCCGTTAGCATTGTCGTACACCAACGGATCGTAACCACGCTGGAAGAAGTAAGCCTTGTCATTAAAGTTTACGATCTTCCAGTTGTTAGCTGTAATAGAGTAAGAAGCAGGAGTAACATCAGTCAGGGTAGTTGTACCCGTCATAATCTTGTTGTTACCTGCGCTGAATACTACCTCGTTACCAGCGTCATCGTAGAAGTAGTGCACCTTGTGTACGTAATCAGAGCCTAACTCAGTCTTGTCTGTTGTTAGAACTGAGATGCCTTTACGTGCAGCAATACGTCCACGCTTGTCAATTACAGCGTTGTCTGCAACGTCTGCAAACGACGGATCTTGCGCGATAGGGGAGTCTTCTGTGTTGACACCCTTAAACGCAGGAGCTACTAGATTAATACTCTGTAGTGGCTGTGCCATACGTAATCCTTACGGTGTGTACCAGATGACTTCTTCAGGATGTTTCTGTGCGTCCAGAGCAATCGCATCAGACAGATACTTGTCTGCAATAGCGAAGTACTCAGGAGTAGAAGTACCGCCTGTCTCGCCACGCTCGCGCGCTAGCAGAGCTACTGCCATGTGAATCACAGGCTGGCTAGGAATAATCAAGTCATCCGTGTCAGCACTCAACTCATCGTTACGCAAGATGCAGTTAAACCGCAGGCTGTAAACACCGTCAGGCTTAGGATAGATGTCAATCTGCGTATCCCCGTTAGAGTCTACACCGTTGTACGAGTAGTACTCAGGAGCGCCTGAGACTGGATCTTGGTTCAAGTACTTGTCGTTAAACCAGTGTGCACTCTGGTACTCCATGAAGATGTTAGACGTATCGTTGATTACGTCCAGAGCTTTGATCTTGTTCTGTGACCCTGTGAGTACGTAGTTAAAGATGCCAGCAGTAGTTGTAACCGTGAGAGTAGTCCTGAGACCAGACCAGTCCCAAGCAGACTCTACAAGTTTCTTGGCGTCATTAACAAAGTCACCAGCCATCTTGCTGTAGGTGTTGTCCTGTACGCTAGATACTTCCTCTTCACGCAGACGTCTAAGGACATTGTTTACTAAGTTTAAGTACGTCATACAATGCGTCCTCTTCCAGTCAGCATCCCACTCATAACGTCAGCAGCCAAGGCAGAGTTAATTAGCTTTACGTAATCAATGCCGCCTGTAGAAGAGATGCTAGATAACGAAGGCATTTGATAGCCCAAAGTCAGTGGCGTTGATGGAGAATAACCGCCTGTAGCTCCTCCCATAGAAGACATAGAAGTGGGATCAGTTGTTGTTTGCGTTGTGACTGTAGTATCAGTAGTAGCTCCATTATCTCCTGCTGGTTGCTGAGGAGATGCTGCTGATTGTGTTGATCCAGATAAAGGGCTATTGGAGCCACCAAAGGGAACACCACCGGGATCAGGCTGTTCTGCGGCTGGCGTTAAATCTACCCAGCCCATTGTCCCAAGAAAAACAAAGTCACCTTCTTTTCCAGTGTTCGGATCATAGTTATACCTTACTCCGGGCATACCCATGTACCGTTGAACCTCTGGATTCCAGTAAACATCTTGGGGAGCGTTCTGGTCAAAATTAACGTAACCCTGATCTTGGAATAAACGCCAGCGTCCCGGCTCCCCGGTTACTGGGTGTGTATTAAAGTATTGTCCTGTCTCTGCCATGTCTTACACCATCCCGTCAAATAAACTTGGGTTGCGTTGTTGTATCCTGTCTTCTAAGCCTTTTAAAGATGAAGTCCAGTCAGTCTGGAACGTCTGAATAATTGAAGGAATCTCAGGTAGCTCGTAACCTATGCCAACAGGACGCGTTGGTTTGTATCCTGCTGCACCAAAAAGACCATCTCCGTCTCCGTCAGTGCCATCTCCTTCTCCGGAGCCTCCAGATCCAGCACCAGTTCCCGGCTCATCTCCTGTACCGCCTCCAGCTTCGTCACCAGCACCTCCACCAGTTTTTCCGCCAGTTCCAGCATCTGTTCCTGCGCCTGCTCCAGTTCCTGAATCCGCAGCTTGGCCTGCTCCAGCATCTGCTCCTGCGTCTGCTCCTGCATCTCCAGTGCCTGTGCCAGTTCCTGAAGCTACTCCAGTCGTGCCACCTTGGCCTGTCCCTACATCTTTTCCAGTATCAACACCAGCAGTGCTTGTTGTGCTTGTATCAGAAACTCCGGTACCTGTTACCGTAGAGTCTCCAACATCTGCATTTCCTACATCTGCATCACCTGAACCAAAGCTAGGAATAAAGCCAGCACCGCTGCCTATACCAGAAACTCCTGATTGTCCTCCTGCTGCAGGTGCTCCAGTTGCTCCACCAGCCTCTCCGCTGTCTCCTGCCTTGCCTCCAGTAGCCGTTGTAGGACCGCTACCTTGACCTGCTGCTGTGCTTTCAGCTTCAGTTTGGTCTGCTCCTTGGTCGTCAGCTTTTTCTGGTTTTGTAGGCTTCTCTGGAGGAGGCTCTACTTTTTCGACGCCTTGGAAGCCTTGGTCAGATTTTATGTACTCAGTATTTGTAATAGGGTCATACCATACTTCCTGCCTTTTACCGTCAGGTCCAAAAATCACACCAGAAAATTGCCCATCCTCTAAGTTATCTCTTAACTCGTAAGGAAGATATTTATAGTTGACAGCGTTGCCGTCTTGGTCAAAGTATTCAATAGATTCAAGTGGAGTGTCGATAGCTTTAGCCGCAATCATAGTTAGCTCATCAACCTTTGCTGGGTCATCAACGATGTTGCCTTTAGAATCTACCCACTGACCGCTTACTTTCTCATAGGCTAGCTCCCCGTTATCGTAATATATTGCGCCATCTGTTGTGCTAACTGACCCATCTTCATTAAGACCAAACTGCCAATTAAGCCCGCCTTTATCGCCACCATATACTTCGTTGTACGGCTTAGCAGTCACAGGCTCACCATTGTAGGTATAGCCATCAGGACCGAACTTGACCATTTTGGGGTCTACTGGGTTTCCATTAATATCTACATAGACATCATCACCCATTTCATAACCAAGATCGGCGCCAAGTTTTTGAGAAGTAACCTCTATGTTTTGTAAATCGTTGCCTGACAACAAACCATCACCATCAAGGTCAAGGTCGCTCATGTTGCCAAGAATTGCTCCTTGGTCGTTAATGACAAGACCGTTATCCAATTGAGTCAGTCCGTCGCCTACTTCTGTTCCTGTCTTCTGTGCTGTTACAACAATCTCTTGTAAATCGTCAGCAGATAGCTCTTTTCCTGCATCTGCTAAACTCTGCTGAAACTGGTCAAAACCTTCTTTAGTTCCCGCCAAAAGAGCTGCAACGCCAGCCTGTATAGGATCAACTTCTCCTGTAGTAACAAGCTGAGTAAGCAAAGATATACCACCTGCTTTGATTGCGGCATTAGCAACAGAATTACCATTCGCTAACAAATCCTCAAACTTCTGAGTTACTGCCTCTACTGTGTCTCCTATTTCACCAAGAATTCCAGAGTTTTCTAGCGCATCGCCAAGCTGTGCGCCTCCATAAGCTATTGCCGCAGATACTAGTGCTTGACCAAAATCTATTTCTCCAGTAGTCATGTATTGACTAACAGAGCTTAAAATTGCTGATGAAGCAGCAGATGCTCCTGCCGCTCCAAGAGTGCCTGTAAGTGCGTTTGTCAACAAAGGACCGCTAAAGTAAGCTGCTGCACCTAAAGCCACGGCATTAATAAGCTCTACAGGTGCGTCTGTTTTATCAGCAAAATAGTCTCTGGTGTATCCAAAGCCATTAAAGTTATACACGTCGCCACGACTGTTGTATGCGTTTGTCTGTATCCCTAAACCGTTTACTAAAGAGCTATAAGCATCGTTTTCCATCCAAGACAAAGACTCGTTTGGATCAAGAGTTCCATCAGAAACCAAATCAGTAACACCAGAAACAAAATTCCAATATTTAGTCCAAGTAACTCCTTGAGCTTTTAACTGCTCCATTTCTCCGTTTGCCCAAGCATTTCTTATTTCTTGTTCTGTGTAAAAACCAGCGCCAACATTTCCACCAAAAGTTTTGCTAGTAGCGGCCTGCATAACACCAGACTCCCTACCAGTTACCTTGTGCTCATCAGAAGGTTGCCAGTAATAGACTCTCTCGTCTGTTCTCTCTACATCTATTTGCCCAGTGTTTTGGTTATAAGTTCTATTCTCTCTATACGGCAAACCATCTTCGCCTATATAGTGAAACATATAGTTTCCAGCGGCTGTTCCATCTGGGTTTGCTCTTAAGCCTTCAGAAGCAGGAGCAAGAGTTTCCTCAAAGCCTTCAGATAACTCTGTTTGAAAAGCTCCATAGTCAAAATCACTAGGAACGTTAAGAGCAGTAGTATCTTGGAAGATGTCTAGTTCAGCCATCTACTTTTTCCCCTTCAGAGCCAACAGTTTGTCAGCACCACGGATACCAAACGATGCGCTTACAGCCATAAACAGTAGATACTGATACCAATCAGGCAACCTATTCAACTCTGTAAACGCAACGCCTATGCGCTCAATAATGTCCAAGTCGTTCATACCAATACCCCACATAAGCGCAACAACAGGCGCACTCAGCAGCAGAGTAAACCACTCGTCTTTCCACGAGGTGGCACTAGCACTCGCCATGAGTTGCTCCCAAGACGCAGTGTTCTTAATGACTTCCATCTTGGCTGTGTGTACTGCTGCTTTCTCTTCAGCCTTGTTCTTCAGTACTTGACCAAAGATGCTGGCTATAGGAGATATGATTGCTTGCCACATAGGTGTACCTCTATGCTATCTGGTAGCGGACAACAATAATGCCGCCATTACCTGAAGTTGCGCTGTTCACAGAGTCAGAGCCACCACTACCGCCTCCACCGTAGCCATTTGCAGCAGGAAGGCTAGAATCTCCCGGTATACCACCACGACCTCCATAGCCGTAAGTGCCTCCGTTCAACCAAGTCTTAGCTCCGCCACCACCGGGAGTACCACCGTTGGCGTTTGTTCCACCACCGCCGCCACCGTATAGAGATGATGCGCTACCACCGTCACCACCTTGAGATCCAGTGCCGCCTGAGTAAGAACCTCCGCCTCCTCCTCCGCCACAGCCACCGTTAGCTGCACTGCCGCTAGAGAATGAGTCGTGACCACCGCCTCCTCCGCCTAATGCAGTAGTACCGTCAAAGGTAGTGTTGCCTCCAGATCCGCCGCCACTAAAGGCAACTACGCCACCGCCACTGCCAACAGATGTACTGTATCCTTGAACCGCAGCAGTACGAGTAGTTTCAACCCAGCCTCCTGCGCCACCTCCGCCGCCAGACCAAGAGCCATTAGGGAAGCCACCTGCGCCTCCTCCTCCAACACACAAGATGTCAAGGGTGTTAGAGAAAGAGCCTGTAGCAGTCTGAGTAACTGTGAGCGTACTCGTGCCGCTAGTAAACGTGTGGTATCTGTAACCACTGATGTCAGTAATAGATCCACCAGTTGCAACAATAGGCTGTGCATCACTGGTACCATAAAAGTCAGATGCGCTAATAACACCCGATGCAGGAACACCTGTGTCTGCTGAGTAGTACTCAGACAAGCTGTGTGGCTCAGTGCCTCCGAACTCTGCAGCTATCTCAGATAGCTTTATAGGTCCGCTTCCCTGTAACGCCATTAAGGTGCTCCAAAAGCAGTTACATCATCAAGAGCAATGATCTCTCCTGTTGTTGTAATCTTTGCTACGTCAGTCCCGTTGTATACAAATCGTAAGTCGTTAGTGTCCAGCTTGATTTCCCACGAGCCAATCTTGAAAGCTGTAGTAGCAGTAGCATTAGTAAACGTACCTGCTGCTGCCGTGGTTCCGCCGATAGTAGTACCGTCAATAGTTCCTGCAT